GAATTTCAATATATCTAAAATATTTTCATGGTGATTGGTATATAGATGTATCGCATCGGATGGGTGACTAGATAGGTGCATATAGGTAGCTATAGATAGCTATAGAGGGAGCATATAGGTAGCTATAGAGGGAGCATATCTTCCCCACACTCTCTCAACCTGGACTACTGTATATCCATACAGCCTGGCTATTTGAACAGCACTGGATATCCGTACAGATCAGTACAGCCTGGATGTTTGTACAGTACTGGATGGACGTACAGTGCCAGATGAAATCGCTCAGATTGACGGAAAATGAAGGGGGGGGAGGGGGGATTGGATCGCAGTATTATTATAGTACCCTCCTAACTTTGCAAAAGGTGAATTTAGATCAATCCTAACTTTGCAAAAGGTGAATTTGAAACACTCCTAAATCCCTAGCTAAATCATAGACTTAAAAAAAGGTATAATTTAGATATCTAAATGTACGTTTCTATATAACAAAAACAGATAAGCAATATCTTCTATATCGGAATTAATCATAAGCAAATGACAGATTTAACTTGACAGATTTTTGATGATTAATATAATGCACTAAGGGTCAAAGGCGCAGAAACTCGCCAAGCTCGCATCTGCCAGCAACTCAGAAAGATTAGATCAGTTAAGATCAATAACGCTGAGTTTTACCTCCCACGGCAGGGGGAGAACCAAGTTAAGCAGCTTCTTAGTTTAAAACCGCCACTTCTCTAATAAGGATATCTATTAGTAAACTGGCGGTTTATCAGTTACGCAATAATCTCCTTTCTGATGTATCCTCCAATAGAACTTATAAGATATTCATATAAGGTACTCTATGAAAGACCCTAGAATTGAAAGAGCAGGTGTCGAAGGGTTTAACAAACCTAAGAGAACACCTAATCACCCCACGAAATCTCATGTGGTTGTGGCTAAGTCTGGCGATCAAATCAAGACTATTAGATTCGGCCAGCAAGGTGTCTCAGGCTCCCCCAAGAGAGAAGGTGAGTCTGATGCTGATAAAGCCAGGCGAGCTTCCTTTAAAGCAAGGCATAGCGAGAACATAGCCAAAGGCAAGATGTCTGCGGCATTTTGGGCTGACAAGGTTAAATGGTGAAATATGCAGGGTCTCTACGCAAACATAAACGCTAAGAAGAAACGTATTAAGGAAGGCTCCGGTGAAACCATGCGGAAGGTTGGAGCCAAAGGAGCACCAACAGCCAAGGCTTTTAAGGAGTCTGCCAAGACAGCCAAGAAACCTAAGAAAGGTAACCGATAATGGCAGCGGGCATGAAGCACTACTTCAAGGATGGCACTGAGCATAAAGGTGCTACCCATAAGTCCAAAGGACGGCTTATGTCTGGTAAGACCCATACTGCCAGCAGCCAGTACCTGGTTCATAAAGCTGACCTCTCCAAGAAAAAGTAATGCAACCGCAATTGCGGTCGGTTATAGCCGCAAAGTAAAACTAAACGGTAATATCATAGTTTTGTAATTTAAAAGGGTTCACTTCTCTAGTAAGGATATCTATTAGAAAAGTGGACCTTTATAAAGTCCCTTAACTCCTACCCCAGCAAAGGTGATACGATATGATGAAAGCTAAAGCAACTAAATCAAAAGGCAAGAAGAAAAAAGCTAATGGAAGCTCAAAAGGAACCTACTCCGGATACTAATCTAGAGGTTAAGCGGGGCAGAGGCAGGCCCAGGAAAGAAGACCGTCTGATGACCCGTGAACAGTGGGAAGATCAGAAGAAGCTGGCTGTCGGTCGGCCAAAGGGTATGCGTACCGCCATTAAGAAGCTGGAAGAAAGGCTTCTTGATGCAAACAGAATAGACCTGGTAATTGACTCTATAGTAAGAGCCGCCTGTGATGATGAGAACAAGAACCAAGCTGCGGCTTGGAAACTTATCATGGACAGGATGGCTCCTATGAGTCATTACGATAAGAACAAGCTGGGCGATAGACCAATGATTAATATAAATGTCACTACCGCAGGGGATACTTCAATAAAGCAGATGGGCGAAGTATATGAGCAAGACTCTGAAGAAGACCTTGAATAACCTCTCCCACGAGTATCCCTAATGGATTTGGATATATCGCTACTGCAATGGCAGCAAGATGTCTGGAATGACCCCACGAGATTTAAAGTTGTTGCTGCTGGTAGGCGTACTGGTAAATCTAGACTAGCAGCCTATCTTCTATTGGTTAATGCCCTACAGACAACCCGTGGAAACATATTCTACGTTGCTCCCACGCAAGGGCAGGCAAGAGACATTATGTGGAATACTCTACTTGAGTTAGGCCAAGGGCTTATCGAGAGTTCCCACATTAACAATCTACAGATTAAGCTAGTCAACGGGATTATGATCTCGTTAAAAGGCGCGGACAGACCAGAGACCATGAGGGGTGTAAGCCTCAAGTATCTAGTTCTAGACGAATACGCCGACATGAAGCCAGATGTTTGGGAGCTTATCCTAAGACCAGCCCTAGCAGACCTTAAGGGCAGTGCTTTGTTTATCGGCACACCAATGGGTAGAAATCATTTCTATGAACTCTACAGGTTGGCAGAGCTAGGTCTAGATGATGATTATAAGGCATGGCATTACACTAGCTATGACAACCCTATCCTAGAGAAGGAAGAGGTTGATAAGGCCAAGAAGTCTATGAGTTCCTATGCTTTTAGGCAGGAATTCATGGCTTCCTTTGAGGCTAGAGGCTCCGAGATGTTCAAGGAGACCTGGATTAAGTTCTCAGAGGATGAACCTGCTGGTGACTACCACGTTGCCATAGACTTAGCAGGCTTTGAAGAGGTTGGCAAGAAGACTAAATCCAAGAGGCTGGACAATACTGCCATAGCTGTGGTAAAAGTCGGCCCAGATGGGTGGTGGGTTAAGGATATAATAGTCGGAAGATGGACATTAGACGAGACCGCTACCAAGATATTCCAGATTGTGCGTGATTACGAGCCAATTTCTGTAGGTATTGAGAGGGGTATTGCCAGACAAGCGGTAATGTCGCCATTAACAGACCTAATGAAGAAGAGTGGCAGGTTCTTTAGGGTAGAAGAGCTAACTCACGGCAATAAAAAGAAGACAGATCGGGTCATGTGGGCGCTACAAGGGCGCTTTGAGAATGGCCTGGTTACTCTTAATAAGGCCGAATGGAATACTCAATTCATGGATGAGCTTTTCCAGTTCCCAGACTCGCTTACTCACGATGACATGATAGACGCACTGGCATATATTGACCAATTAGCAAAAGTATCCTACTCCTCTGACTACGAGGAAGATGATTTCGTTGCACTAGACTCTGTTTCTGGATATTAAATATGCTTGATTCTAACGAAGAAACAATATCCCAGATCGAAACCCTTGATGGGTGGATTATGGAGAAGTGCCGGTTATGGCGCGATCACTTTAAGAACAATTACGAAGTCCGATTTGACGAGTACAACCGTCTGTGGCGTGGTATTTACGCTGATGAAGACAAGACACGTGAGTCTGAACGCTCCAAGATCATCTCCCCTGCCCTTCAACAAGCAGTCGAGTCATCTGTAGCAGAGATTGAAGAGGCAACCTTCGGAAGAGGGCGCTTCTTTGATATGCGAGATGACTTACAAGACCCAGAGTCTGCTGATGTTGAGTATTTAAGAGATCAGCTATACCGAGACCTTCAAAGGAACAAAGTTAGAAAAGCTGTAGCCGAGTGCCTGATTAACTCAGCCGTCTACGGTACGGGTATGGCTGAGATAGTAATCGCCCAAGAAAAGGAGATGAAGCCTGCCAAGCAGGATATGATGGGTGGTCAATTACAGGCCGTTGGAGTAACCATCGCAGATAGGACTGTCTGTAAGTTAAGACCCATTCTTCCTCAGAACTTCCTTATCGACCCGATTGCTACATCTGTGGATGATGCTATTGGTGTTTGTATTGACGAATACTGCTCTCCTCACGAGATTGAACTGCTTCAAGAGTCCGGGGTATACCGAGACGAACCTTTTAATGTCACCTACCCAGACCTGGCTTTGGATGTAGATCACGAACTTATAGACCAGCCTGACCACAAGGTTCGTCGGACTAAATACTTTGGCCTAGTCCCTAGAGCATTACTTGAGGACTCTGAAGAATACGAAGATGTAGACGAAGAAGAAGACTATTTCTACGTTGAGGCTATTGTCGTTATCATTAACGGCAGCACCATCGTTAAGGCTGAACGAAATCCTTACATGATGAATGACCGACCTGTCATAGCCTTTCCTTGGGACATAGTCCCTGGCAGGTTCTGGGGTCGAGGTGTGTGTGAGAAGGGCTATAACTCACAGAAGGCTTTGGATGCAGAGCTTAGAGCTAGGATAGATGCCCTTGCCCTCACGATTCATCCTATGATGGCAATGGACGCCACCAGAATGCCTAGAGGCTCTAAGCCTGAAGTAAGACCTGGCAAGATCATCATGACCAATGGTAACCCATCAGAGATTCTCCAGCCCTTTAGCTTTGGGCAGGTATCTCAGATTACCTTTGCTCAGGCTGGTGAGCTTCAAAGAATGGTTCAAACAGCTACAGGCGCTATTGATTCAGCCGGTATTTCAGGTTCTATCAATGGAGAAGCTACTGCTGCCGGTATTTCTATGTCTCTGGGCGCAATCATTAAGCGTCACAAGCGAACCCTGATTAACTTCCAAGAGTCATTCTTAATCCCAATGATTGAGAAGATTGCTTGGAGATATATGCAGTTTGAGCCAGAGTTGTACCCTGTAGCTGACTATAAGTTTGATATTACCTCCTCTCTAGGC